TTTGTTCGATGGTTGGCTTAGGTGCTTCACTCGGTCGTGCTGCAGACATCGAGCCGGGTTGCAAACCACCGTTAACTCCCGGCCTACGGGCAGTTTGTTGCGCATTTTGCGCTACTGCAGGCGTAGAATTCGGGGCCGTTTCCGCTGCGGGAGGTACCACCGGTGTTGCCGGTGCCGCTGACGGCTGTACTGTAGGTTGAACTGTTTCCTTACTCGGAACAACGGCTGGCGTTATTGACGCCGAGGCCGAGGCTGCGGGTGTGGACGCTGATGCCGAAGTATTATTCGACGGCTCAGCAGATGTTGTCACTTCAGTTGCCTGTTGCCTTTCAACCTTAGGCAACTGGTGTTTTACTGCCTGAAACGCCTTCTCAAGATTTTCATACGACATAGATAGTCCATTAGCGGACATATACTCGCGCATGATGTTTGAGGATGCGAGACACGGCAAGAAATCTTCTTTGTGGTCTTCCATCCAAGCTTCGGCAACTTTCTTGCCTTGCTGGTGGGCGTCTACCTCGGCCTCTCGTGCTGCTACTTCGGCTTCGGCGACTTTCTTAATTGCTTCAATTCTCTTCTCTGGGTCTTGTTCTTTTGCTGCTTCATCGAGAAGTTGAGCGGTCTTGTCTTTTGCGGCCCTAACGGCTGCGTTCTTTACTTCGGCATCGGCTGCCACAACTGCTTGCTTCGAGCGATTGGCCTTCAAGCGCTCTGCGTAACGAACCGCGTGAATGTGCGCTTGCTTCTGCTTCTCGGAAACTTCTTCCCACGACCATCCCTCGATGTGAGTCGGACGACCGATAGGCTGACCGTTTTCGTCGGTCACTTGATAATCTAATACAATCTTTTTCTTCGGCTCTTCTACGGGAACGACGGGCGCTTCACCTTCGGGAGTAATCGGGGCCCCTAGTTCGGACGCTTGAGCGTTCTTCTCTGCTTCGAGGGCAGCGGCTGCTCTAGCCTCATCTTCTGCAATCTGCGCGGCTTCGGCTGGGTCCACTTGACGACGGGACTTCGGCACGTAATCCGGATCGTTCAACATCTCGCTGGCAATTGTTTTGCCTTCGGGTGTGACGAGCAAAGCGTTGACGGCGTTCAATACGTCGCCACCGGCTCTCATCGCGGATTTCAAATCTTCGAGTGTTGCGGACTCAAGCCATGTTAGGCTGATGTCATTTGCGGTAAGTCTCATTTTATTGTTCCTTAAGATTAATTCAACTGCTTCCCCTCGGGAGGGAATTACTTAACACTATTTTCAGACTTCTTGGGACGAGCCGGATGAATGCCAAAAGTCTTCTTTATGGCTTCTGCCGGATCGGCCTTCGGGTCCGCTTTCTTTGCTGGATGAATTCCGAACGCTGCGCCTACGGATTCAACCACTTCTCTATCTTCTTTCGCTTGCGTCTGTCGTATTGAATTAGCGTGTACGACAATTGACTTGAAAAGAAGATCACTAAACTCTGAGGCGTTACGAGCGCGTAATGTTCTTGTTTGGGCTACACGCTCGTAATCCTCTGATTCTGGGTCTAATCTTATAATGTCCTGTGTGAACCTGAGACAGGCTTCGTTAGCGATTTCCTCAACCACTTTCCACCCGGGTGAAAGAATTACTTGCAAAAGCAGTGCTTTCTTTGCGGGTGACAAATCTGGTGAAAGAATTGTTTGCTTTTCTTTTTGTCTCTCAGTCATTAGGACCTCTTATGCTTTTTCAAATATTTGATTGCTTTAAGTAAAAGGTCTATGCTGTCTTTAAACATACCTAAACCCCTATTGCAATTGCCACAAAGAAGACCTCTTAACTTGTTGGTTTTGTGGTCGTGATCTACCGATAAAACTCTTACCTTGCCTGAACGATGGTCTTTGTGGGTTTCTTTGTTGCCGCACAGAGCACAACGATTCCTTTGTTTTTTAACTTTCTCTTTGTACTCTTCAGGCGTAATACCGTAATTGTGCTTGCGAGCAATTTCAGCAACTCTGTCAGGATGCTTTTTAATCCACTCTTTAGTTCTGGCGATTCTTTCGGGGTCTCTGTGCCTTTTGTGCGTCTGTTCGTACTTTCTGCTTTTCTTGAGATTTAATTCTTTGATGCGCTCGGGGTTATTCAGTGCCCATAGTCTCGAACGTTCTTTTACTTCTTCTGCGTGTGCAAGATACCAAGCATGTTTCTTTTCTGCGTCTGTCATTTGTCTCTCCTTATAAGAGTGATCTGGGGGAGTATAAGGCTCCCCCTGTATCAGTAAAGCCGTGGATTATAAGCCCACGGGAAGTATTTTACAAAGCTGTTGTTGAACCGAACCCAGATGTTGTATTTTGTCCTATCAATTCAGGCTGTGTAGCCTTATTGATGGCGGCACGAAACGCTTCATTTCCTGCCTTACCCAACTGTTTCTGGTTCTCTATTTGTTGTTCGTGCTCGAAGTTTGCTTTCTGCATTTGAGCGGCACTGGCTGCCTGTGCTTGCTGTAAGGCTGCAGGCGAGTTAGCTTGGTGACGCTGTGCTTCTTCTGGTGTCATCTTGCGGAGGAACGATTGACTAAATTTCCAACCCGCCGCATCCACAAACGCCTTAAAGATTGCAACAGCATCAAATTGATACCCTGCATCGTTAGCATTTGCTGTGAATGAGGGGTTGTTCAAAAGTTGAATAATTATAGGAAGGGCTTGCGCCATTTCCTTCTTCGCGCCCAACTGCGCGCCCGCGAGAACTTCATATTCGATGTTCGCTTCTCGGAATTCAATATGGTCGACTAGATATGGCTCACCAAGCTCGTCGCCGAGTAAGTCACGAATGACCGACGTTGGCAACAATAGATTGTTGAGTTCATCCATCTGATACAGCCACGGCTTGAACACTTGACGAACGAATCGTCCTGTCGGACCATCAAGTCGGCTGGCGTTAGCTTGAATAACCGCTGCCGCGCCCGTTCCCGAACGCATGCCTGTGGTTTTAATACCAGCGGCACCTGCGCCTTGAACAACTTGTTCGTTCGCTCCTGACGTCGACGCTCCCGATGACTGAGCTTGTGCAATGAACTGCCACGCTTCTCCCGGGACCGGCGGCATCTGAAGAAACTTAAATGCCTTGTCGACGTCTTCTTCGACGTCGATAATTCCGCCTTGACGGCAACGGACGTCTTGGGTAAGAGCGTTAAAACCTTTCTTACGAACGGCGGTTGGTTGCAAACCGTACGCCAACAAATCAAGAGCCAAGTTTGTTACGCCTTGCTCAACGATTTGCTCGCTTCCGATAAGAAGACCAAGCCCTTGTCCGTAAAAACAATCCGGAATGTTTCGCCAATTGAACGAATAGAACGGAATGTGTCCGTACGGGTTCGCTTCATTGCGAACAAGAATATTGTGTCCGTTGAAGGACAGAATCACAATAACCTTCTCGTCATCCCAACGTTCCAAAATCTCGATAGGTGAACGGTTAGGATCGGCTGAAGTCTTGTAGCTGCGTGGCAAAGCATGTTGGATATATCCCATCATGCCTTCCGGAAGCGTCATCGTAATATTGTCTGGACCCGATGTCGGGTTCTGCGCAAAGATTGCTCTGAGCACATCCTCTTCAGGAATGTTGTAGCCTTCTACGCCACGTAGACGGTTAAGATCGCTGTACGTTGCGTAATCGCGATATACAACCCAGCCCGCGCGGCGAATGTCGCCGACGCGGCAACCCGGATTTACAAGCACTGTGCGAATATCGCAGAATTTAATCCAAGGATGCGAAATCTTCTTCGTGTACTCTTCGGCTTCGTAATCATCCGATTCGGGTGTGTCAACCATCTTGACACTTCCGTCTGGTTGCTCAATAGGCTTACGTTCGCCTTTGCGCTTGTAACGGCGCATCTTCTTTTCGAATTCGACGAAACCGTACTTCATGATACCAGTGCCCAAAAGGGCAGCTTGTTCCATAGTACGTTCGACTTCTTCTTCGAAGTGCATCTGATCTAGTTGAGCCGAAAAAATTGCTTCTTTGGCTCTAACTACATCTTGCGATACAGACGGGCGAGGACGAAGATCGAATGGCGGGTCCTCGTAAAACAACCCTCCCATGACTTTGGGAACGATGGATGAAATGTGATTGCTCACCATGAATTTAGGAACCGATGAGCTTCCAACACTTCCGCCATCAAAGGCGCTTTGTGTCGCGGGTGATTGATACAATAAATCTGCGAGGGTCCACCCGCTACTCCATTGTTGGAGGTTCAAATACGAATCTGCTTCTGTTGTGTCGTCTATAACCAGTTTCACGGCGGCAGAATCGTTAAATGCGATGGTGTCGGTTTCTTTATCTACGTGTGTATTTTCCTCTGTAATCTCATTCGCAGGAGTAACATAGAGATCGTGGATTTTTTGCTGAATTCTCTGATCTTGGTCAGACATTGCGCTCTCTTAACCTTCTAGCCATTTGCGACAACTTCATCCTATGTTTAACCTCTTCAGATAAGGGCATTCGTTTCCTATCTTCTGGAGATTCGTTTAGCCGTCTCTTTTGTTGGGCTAAACGCATATTCTCACGAGTCTCTTCTGTTGCCTTTTTACCGCTGTGTGCGATAGAAAGTTGTTGCTTTGTTTCTTTTGAAAGAATTTTGCCTTTGTGCGCCGAACCTATCTTGCGTCGAGTTTCTTCAGACACGTGTCTTCCGCTGGGATTTTTATTCCCTTTCATGGCAGCGGACAGCTTTTGCCTTTGTTCATGTGTCATCTTTTTACCGGTGTTAGCTAAAGACAGTTTTCTTTTTGTTTCTTCAGAAGGAACATGCCCCACACGATACTTATTGCCTTTGTGTAACTTAGAGATAGCTTGGCGTTGTTTTTCTGTTAATGGCGGTCTATCATCTCCACCGGGAAGAATGTTGTACCCGTTAGGAAACAAAGTGCAATAACGTTTTATGTACTCTATCTCAAACTCATTCGCCAACTCTTTAGTCGGAACATCGAACAGAACTTCCATAGAGAAGTTCTCTCTTCCGTGTTTCTGAATCGCATTGTACAAATATCGGCAATGATTTTTAGATACGTGCATGTTCCATCGAGCAGACAGGCTTTGTTTAGTCTGCCCAATGTACCGTTTGCCGTTAATCAAATTCGTAATCAAATAAATAAACATTTTCACTCTCCTGTAAAGAGTAGACTGAGGCGTGTTACAGGCACGCCCCAATCAGGTTGTACGTACAAAATTAGATTCGCATTCCGGCGGGCAAAATCTTGCCAACCAGTTTTTTCATTAACTCTTGCCGAGAATCTCTCGGAGGAGGCGTGTCTATTACAATCGGTTCTTTTGGTTTTGTTGGAGAAGGACCGCCGTGCATGCGTTGGTACCAAGCGCTTCTTGCTTCTTTAGCTAGCATGTCTTCGTGTTCTTTTTCGACTTCTTTTGGGTCAGGATTGACCCCCAAAGCAGATGCCGGAAGATGTGTAACCGCCAAACTTATTGCGTCAACGATGTCATCTTTTTTGTATCCCGTGCTCTTGCCGCCTTTATAGTCAATGAACTGTTTATATAGCTCGTCAATCCACCAACCCTTAACGAACCACAAACGCTCTTGCGAATACAAAAACTGCAAATCCATAACGCGAATTTTCTTAGCTCCGCGCTCAACGTTGATTGGTCTGACTCGCCACTTGGACGGTAAATCGCAATTGACTCTTACGCAATTGGCTTTTACCAATTGTAAAAAGGAGTCTGTTCCATTCGTGTCTTCAATGAATACTCTATTCGGCTTGTGCTTATCATAATACTTCATGAAATGATAAGACAACTCGGACGACTTCCATTTTCCGTAAAGAACGTCCAAGACTACTATTCCGGGCATACCGTACTTGTCTCTGTAAATTCCCAGAGTTGCACCAACTGAATAGTCTGACGTCTTTTTGTCTCCGTACGCTGTGTCCCATGACTGTATAACTTCTATCAACGGGGGAACAGCAGAACGGTCGTACGTGTGCGCTCTTAGCCCATCTTCGTCGAACTGACTGATGAACAAGTCGTCTACGGCGGGATCAGTAGCTATATTAAGCTGCTGATTTTTAAAACTGCGCTCGCCTTTCTTTTTCAAAGTTCGAGCTAATTCTTCCCACGTAAGTTTGTACGGATGAACTAACTTGGCTCGTTTTTGTTGGATGATATCTTTAACAGTAAGATTACCGCGATCAAAATGCTGCTGGTCTTCTTTGTTAAGAATCCAAGAACTTCGGCAGCTATACAAAAGAGGAGCGATGTCCTTAGAGCCCTCGTCTTGGGGCAACTGACGAGTGCCGTACCAGTCGGTTGTAAAATATCTCGTTCCACACGAATCTGTAAATCCCCAAGGATCGCGCACGTCTTCGTATGCGTTAATCCTGAATTTTAAGGCTTCCCGTTTTTCAGGATTATCAGAATTTTTTAAGTCGACGGCATCATCAAACTTACAAATGTCACAGTGTTTTCCAGTGCTCGTAATCTGCATCGACGTCGCCCATACACTGGGCTGAGGCTGATGGTGGATACGCGCTGGACATTCCAAAGGCTGCTCAGACCAACCGTCTGTGCCTGTTAGAATAAACTCCGGGAAAAGCATTTGGAAGGCACTGGGACGAGCGCCACTAGCCAAATAAAAATGAGCTTTCTTTACGTCCGTGGCAAATTCTTCGGCCAAATCTTTTGTAGACGTGATGAACATGATTCTAATATCAGCCGCTGATATCAACCACTGTACAACGTCTATTCTGTTTATCGTGCTTTTGTAGGAACTTCTGGGTTCCAAAAGCATCATTTCACGCGTCTCTCTCGGGGTATCGACATCTACCCCAAGATTGGCATAGCGCTTCTGTTTACGCATTGCCGAATGGAAATCGTCGAGCGTATAACCCGGAAAATACAGCCCTTCAAAATTCTTAGCCACAAATTGCTTGCAGACATACTGGTGGGACATGTGGTACAAGCCGTAGCCTAACAAACGACCTAGCCAAAACAAGTCTAAACGAGCTTTCGCGCGCAAATCTAACCAGCGACGAAACGAAACTATCTCGTCTACTTCTTTAGCGCCACGATACTCTCGCCCACAATCTTTGTGGTCACAGTTGTCAATACAGTCTGGCTCTATCGGCCTTTCGAGAGAAACCTTTACGCCGTCACCTAAATCGTGATCCTCGATGTACGATATGGCTTTTATGGTTATTTTTTGAAAAGACGGGTTAGGCCAATTTTTTTTCTTCTTTTTCGATTTCTTTTTCTTTGGCTCTTCTTCGTCGTCCAACTCTTTGTCGTGGATATCTATGCCTTCGTATATCGCTAGAAGATCGACGTGGGGCATTTGTTCGCCCCTATAAAACACACCTAGAGCATCTTGCTCTGTGGCCCAAGCCAAGTTAAGCTCGTGCTCTTTTCCGTATTTTTGGATAGCGTCTTCAGGAGGCGGTGCAGGTTGTGATGCCTGTAATCTATCTTTTTCTGCTTTCTTGCGTGCTCTAAAAGCAGCTTGACGAAGACGATTTGATTCTCTTTCTTCTTGTGTTAGAGCCATTTGGACTCTCCTCGGCCAATTATATTGCTGGCCAGTTACTTCTGTTTATTTGCATCGTACGCAAGACTGTACGGAGCCTCTCTGGGCTCTTTGGCTTGCGGTATGCTTGGCTTCTTTATTGTTGGTGGTGAAAAAGAAAACGTCGGATTGCCCTCAACATTCTCTGTCGAGTTGTTTCCTTTTTGCAAAACGTTCTTTGCGCCTTTCAAAACTTCTTGAACCGGATCGTTTCGCATGTTTAACTCTTTTTGACAACTACGGGTACGTCTGCTGCGGCTGCGATAGCATCGTCATCTTTACTCGGTTGACTAGGCTGATTCCTATTTTGCCATGCCGTTGTAGCCCTATTGGCTGCGTAAGCCGCTGTTGCAAGTGTTGCTGCTCCTGCGCTCGCACCACCATCGGGTAATTGATGATTGTGAAAACAAACGTGAATAAAACCAACCAACACCGTTATCGTAGATACAGCGGTAAGAATACGACTGCTGCTCGGCGTTCCGTTATCGCAAAATGCGTCCTTCAAAAACTTAAACATTTATTGTTGATCCAGAGATTTTCTAGCTGCTTCTTCCGTTTCCATTCTGTGCTTAATGCCTGCGCCTGCGTCCTCGGCTTCTCCTGACAAACCCGGCTTGTGCGCCATCGAATACGGCGCGTTTGAAAGGTCTGTCTTTGCCGGTGCTGCCGCTGGCTTTTTGGCAGGGGTCCACGCATGTTGACCGCCGGTGTCTATATTCGAGTGAGACACTTTGTTCAATGTCTTTTTTGCACTCGCTAATGCCGCTGCTACTCCGCCGTCTGCTGCCATGTTGGTTTACCTTTTACTTTTTATGATTCCACTTAGACATCGTATGCGCGAACTCGGCCATTTTTCGGACGTGCTCGTTCGTGCTGTGGCGAGCCGCCTGAACCTTCTCTTCAGGAATCTGTTGCCCTTGAGCAACACCTAATGCCTTGTGCAGATTTCCTTTTCTGAGTTGATGCAAACTTCTATAGAGAGACGGGTTTTTTACTTTCGCCATCTAAATACTCCTGCAACAAATTTGTTGCGATTTCAAAATCTTCAGCGGTTGGCTCTAATTCTATGTCTTTGGATTTTTCTAAATACTCTGCTGCTCTTCTTAGAATTTCGGGGCTGTCTTTAAAGAATCCTAAAGCAGAATTACAGGGTTTACACAACATACCCCTAACATACTTTCCTACGTGGCTGTGATCTGTTGCACAGCTAATCGCATCTATGGGATCAAAACAGATGGCGCAAATACTTCCTTGGATTTCTACCAACGCCTGTTTTAACTCCGGCGTTATATCGTACTTGGCAGAAAGTTGCCAACGCCTTCTATCTTCTTTGTACTTTTCTGGATTTTCTACTTTAAGTCTAGCCATTCTTTCGCGAGTTGTTTTGTTTCTACGCTCTCGGTTCTCGGGCCTGTTCTTCCATTGTTCGGCTGCTGGAAGCCACAAGTGCCCACGTTTTGCATAGCACTCTTTATGCGCCGTCCTTGTACAATCCTTACAGCGGTATTGTAAACCGTCGGGAGCGACTCTATTCTTTTGAAAAGAATCTAAGGACAGTTCTTGCTTGCAATGACAACATGTTTTCATTTTATTCTCCTAAACAGAATGCGACCCGGGGCGTGGTTTAGGCACGCCCTCGAATCTGCGCCTCAGGAGCAACCCCGAGGAATTTTAAAAATAATTTATATTACGCCGCTTGTCCTTGTGCCGCTGGCATCGGAATGCCTGCCGGTTGTGCGTGCTCTGTCGGGATGCCGTGATTACCAGCAGCGGCTTCCATTTCACCTTCGTTCGGCGTTCCCAAATGGTCTTGCATGCTGTCGTGCAGGTGATCTAGCGACGTAACAGCGTGATGAACGTCCTTGTGCGGACCATCTTTGTGCGCGTGATGAATCGTAGCGCTACCATCTTTATGGTGAGTAATTTTTGTGTGTTTGAAACCGTGTTTTGCCATGACTTATTCCTTTGCCTTTTCGATTTCATCGTGAAGGCCGGGATGAACTTCTTCCTCTTTGGCTTCCTCGTCTTCGTGGTCGCGTAGATAATCTTCGAGACTATCATGAATGGCATCGAGGTCTTCTACGGCATGACGAACGTGGGACGACCCGTCTTCGTGTTCGTGATGAATCATTGCTGACCCATCATCACAATGTTCGATTTCGGTCTTTGTAAATTTGTGCTTCATTAGCTCACCATGTGCTTATCTTTTTCGTCGTGGCTTTCTTTTGTTAAAGCCTTGGCGTAATACCCGAATGGTCCTTTGAATACTCCGGCCATTCCTCCCGGTTTCACTTTCACATGATTGTGGTCATCGTGAAGCAAATGTCCGAGTTGATGAATCGTAGAACTGTGAACGAACGCTACCGCTGGTTTACCGCTATCTTCGCCACGTCTAATAATCATCTTAATCTTTGGATTGACGCGCGCTCTGAATTGATTGATACTCTCACCGCCCGGAATCACTTCGTCGGGATTCTCCTGATGGTGAACAATTTGTTTCATGTTCTCGTCGTTCTTCGGCTGCCCTGCAAAGTCACCAACGTTAAGAGGATCGAGATTCTTTACGGCTTTGTGTTTCTTCCCGCCGAGTGCGATATCTGCTGTTTGCTTTGAGCGTTTTTTGCTGCTTGTGAAAACTCCGCTGAACGAACGTCCTTTCAATTGCTTACCGATTTCTTCGGCTTGTTCTTTACCTTTATCATCCAAATCGGGATCGGCGGGGCCCCTAAACTTGTTTTGGTCGTTAAGATTTGTCGTACCATGACGGATTAGGAGGGCTACTAGTTTGTGTGCCATTTTACTTTTCCCTCTTACGCCACTTATAAGCTGCTCCAAATTCTTCCGATTCTTGAGAGCCTTCGGCTTGTATTCTTTGTTGTGCTTCTTTCCAGTCCATTGATGAACCTTTGTGTGCTGCGCAACAATCGTCCCAATCAACTTTATTATCGTCGTCAGTCATAATGGCGCAAGTTCCGTCATTACCTTCTGTGGGAACAAAACGTTCGCACGGTGCGCCATTGGCGTAGCCGCCACAGTTCGTTCCTGTGCCTTTTGCCCATTCGAGCCCTAGTTCGTCGGGGTCTTTACCCATGTACGTAGGCTTATCGGTTACGGTTGGAAGACCGCCAATCTGATACCCACAAACCGGTGTGTACAGTTGCCCGTCGACTGTCAAATGTTTCAGTATTACTTCGGGACCTATATACGCGCACGTTTCTTGTTTTGCCATCATGTGTGGGCAATTAAAACAAGACTTTGGCTGACCGTTGGTATCTTTGCCGCCAACAAACAACAAGCCCCATCTTTCTATCTTTACAAGATTAGCCATTGTCTCTACGAGCCTTTCGCGCGTGTGCATACGAAGGGAGATTGTGTCGCGGCGTTGATGCAAACTCGTGCAACTGCTTGTGGTTCATGCTCAGCAACCCGCGATTCTCTTTATGCAGTTTCTCGGGGTGATGGAGTGCAATCGCCATAACCTGTTGCTGTGCTTTTGATTCTGCGGGCACTTTAAATCTCCGATGAATCCTCAGTCGTGTACGTATCTTGCTCAAATGAGGTAGCACGTACTTGATGACGAGCTATATTTTTCAAATCTGATTCCATATGAGTCAAATGATTCGTTAGGAGCGTGTGCATTCCTTGTCGAATGTAAGCACTATCACTCTCTACCGTATCCATAAATGTCGTCAAACGCTCAAAGAACTTCTTACCGGCTTCGAATATACCGCGCGCTTTCCACGCGCCGCCAACAAGAAACCCTACGATTGCAAAATCTCTGATCGCTGATGAAACCTGACCCAATGTCAAACTGGCTGGGTCGAACATGGTATCCTTAAAATTTTTGTCATCGACTATAACGATCAGACAGGTCGTGGATTACACACGGGCTTCTCTGGGAGTAGCTGCTTCTATATCGCGCTCACTCGCCGAGAGAAAATTGAGGGGGCCTTTCGACCCCCGTGATTATGTGATCGAATTAAGCGCTGATGCTGAATTCGTAGAGCTTAGCCTTGTTGGCTGCGTCGCTCTGGCTGAAGGTCACGCCTACAACCAAACCAAACGGACCACCAAGTGCGCCCGGAACGCCGTTCACAACGCCGTTCTGGCCAAAGCTGATGCCAGTCAACGAGTTGTCGAGCGCCTTCGGGGTGCTGTTCGCAACGGTGTTGTTAACAACCGCGCTGTAGTTACCGCCGACGATGCCGCTGTCGTTGTTGCCTTGCATGTTTGCTCTGATCGTGAAGTTGTACCACAAGCCGTCAACGCCCGGTGCGAATGCGCCAGTAGATGCAAGCTGTGTGTACGTCGGGCTGGTAATTGTACCAGTTACGGCATACAAAGCAACCGTCACGGTTTCAGACGAACTGATTGCCGAAGACGGGAAGAACGCGCCCGATGCCACAACTTCAAGCACCTGACCGTTCAATTTCAAATCGCCGGGAACAACCATCAAACCGCTTGCGTTCGTTGAAGACGGGGTGGCCGGTGAGGTCCACGTTGCGCCTGCTGCGAATGCTGCGTTACGGCCAAAATATTTGACCGAAGTTCCGGTACCACCTACAGTCGACGGGAAACCGCCATTAGCGCCCCAATCCTGAATTGGAAAAGACATGTACTACTCCTTATGTTTACGATAGACGACTCGGATTAACTAAATCGAATACCGCTTTTTATGACGCGACAGAAATATTCTGTACGCCATCACAGACAGTTTGGATCGAGCTACCGTCTGCGTGTTTTCGTAAATACAAAATCGCATTTACGAGAATCTTTTCATTTTCGTAAGAGTTTCCTAACAGCAGATTACAACTAGAGCACAATAAATCTCTCAGTTTACCTGTCTCGTGATTGTGGTCTTGGCAAACTCTTTTACCGCGAGGTTTTCCGCTGGTAATCATAGGCTCTTTACAAATAGAACAAAGCCCTCGCTGTAGATTAAACTGAGCTTCAAACTCTTCTCTCGTTATTCCGTATTTCTTTTTTCTATACCAACTTCGACAAAACTGTTTGTGTTTAACAGAATTTTTAGCCGCCCATTTTTCGGCTCTTTCTTTTACTTTTTCGGCTACTTTTTGATATTCTAGATTTTCACAAATCCTACATTTGCCTCTGCCGATTTTTAGTGTCGATGGGTTGCTGTTGCTCTCAGAAAAAATCTCTTTGCATGCATGACATCTGCCGGGACCTCTTTTTATTCGGGCACACGAACGGCAATATCCGGCTCTCTTTTTAAAAACAGATGGCTTAGAGTTTTCTAAAGTTAAAACATTTTTGCAAAACGAACATAATCCGCTTCTCATTTTTATTCTCCTATTAAGAACGACAAGGAGGGTGTAATAGGCACCCTCCAAGTCTAGCCCCGGGAGCAACCCCGAGGGATATCTATTGCTTGAAATCACAATCTGTGACTTCAAAAACTTTTTAAAAACTCTTAGACGAAATTGACAGTTACAACCGTAGCACTCGATGGTGCTGTTGTGCCCGACGTTCCGCCCGTAGTTACTGCCGCCGCACTCAATGCGGTTCCGAAAGTCTTGCCTTGCGAAGCGCCTGTATAGAGAACGTGCGTAATAATTGCGCTCGCTGGTACATAGATTATTTCATCCGGAGCCGTCGTTCCGACTACAACTGAACCGCTGGCAACGTTCCACAACTTAACGTACGTTGCTGCGTTGTTCAACGAGTTGTCAACGATGATTGAAAAAACTTTTGCTGAGGAGGCTTTGATTCCTTCCACAGTTGATCCCATAGCACTGCTGCTATAGATGATTTCGTTTGCGGGTGACGACACGTTCACTGTTGCGATTGCCACATTATCTCCAAATCCACGAACAACGTGGACAAACTAAAACTTCTCCCGTCTTCTTTCGAAGAGGTAATTTACAAACAGCGCAAAGCCTGCTCCACATAGGAGCCTCCGTGCAGCTATCTTAATCTTTACGATCCGTGAGAAACACCTAGACTATCCACGTAGTAAGCGACGTTCGCACCTTGCTGGACGATTTGAATAATGTCTTGATTTTGGGGATTAGTCGGGAAGGCTGCTGCGAAGGCTTGCGCTACGGTAGTAATTGTGGTGCCGGGGTTAGTTCTGAATTGACCAATGACTTGGCGATTCAGAGTATACTTTCCAGTCCCGCCACTTCCGAGAGAAGCAGTTAGACCCGAAGCATTAAACTGAACAGTGCCTGTGTAATCGACGGCAGCTAAAATCGCTGTGCCATCGTCATTAGCAATCTGAAGAAGATCAGCCTGAGACGTATTATCTGTAAACGCAGATGCTACCACGGGCGTGGATGCGGCGTAACTTTGATACTGGGCCAAAAGAGCCCCGTTTGTTGCTGGCATGTTAGTTTATCCTCATACCGCATAAACTGCGGTAAACTTTTTACAACTTCTAAAACTTGGTTCGGGCGGAACGAGTCGAACGTTCATGACGACTTTCAGAGAGTCGCATCCTACCGATTGGATGACATCCGAACAGAAATAAAAGTCGTCCCCACTAGGGCGAAGGGGTCCTTTTCCTTAGAAAGTGCTATCGCGATTTTCTTTCTAAGTACCTGACCGACGACTCGAAGATTGGTTGGATGCGAAGGATTCGAACCTTCACGAACTGATTCAAAGTCAGTTATGCTACCGATTACATTAGCGTCCAACAGAAAATTTGGTCCTTGCTCACCGAATCGAGCGGTGTCCACTTGTGTTTCAAACAAGGGTGCGACCTCTACACCAAACAAGGCTGGAGGAACACAACTGAGTCGAACAGTTAACCCTTTCAGGTTAGTCTAGTTTTCAAGACTAGTTGCCCACCATCGAGCACTGCGTTCCATAAACTTTGGCGGATGGTTTGTGATTCGAACACAAACAACCAATTAAGGTTGACTCAGTCTTAGCAGGACCGTACGTTGCCGTTCCGTCAACCATCCATAATTACTTCGACTTCAAAAATCCGTAAAGACCTGCGGCAGCGCTAAGCAGCGCGCCTGCGATCCAAACATACGCCCACGTGGTCTCATTCACGTATTCGCCGTTCTGATAATGAGCCCACGCGAACCCGAGCAAACCGATTGGCCAAGCCTTGTAAGCCAATGCGGCCCACTTCGACTTCGAGAAAAAGAATCTCATGATCGGATTCTTTTCACCAGCTAATCCGTTCTTGTGAATCAACTCGTCGGTCTTGTGCCAGTCAAGATAATTCGTTGCCACGGCTGCCGCGAGTGCCACTGAGAATACGAAACCCAACATGTGTACCTTCCTATCTTTCTACTTGCCTGTCTTCAAATGCGCGATGTACGCCGCGTCGGCATATCGGCGAGCGAAATGGTAGAACAACCAACCGATGAACGGCAGCGTGATCCACCAAGGAACATATCTGCAAACGACTTGAGTCAATGGCGGCTGATAGCCGTTGCCGCGATACAAAGCGTAGCCTTCGTAGCCGCCGAGTATAAGAAGAATTGCAAGCCAACCGTAAACAAACGCTGTGTTCCAGTTCATGTGGACTCACTTAAAAATTGGCAGGCCGTGAGTGAATCGGACACCCGTTGCTCGATTTGGAGGCGAGCAGATTGCCACTATCTTAACGACCTAAATAAAATCTACATCTACTGCTGTGGTTGTTTTTGAATCGGTTGCACACTTTACAGATGTGCTTTTTACGATGACAGTTCGAACAAAGTATTACACATTTGGCAATTTCTTTTTCGAGGTGGCTTAACGACCACCCTACACGAAAAACTTGACTGATAGCCTTTTCTTTAATTTTGGGGTTCTTGTGATGAAAATCCAAACATCTAATGTCTTTTTCACCACACACCACACACTTCGATGCTTTCTTTACAGACTTGATAAAAGAACGAATTTTAGATGCTTGCTTACGGTTTCGTTGATAGTGTTCTTCTTTATTTCTGTAGTAGTAATCCCTACGATACTTTCGCATTTCTTCTGCGTGTTTTCGTTTCCATCTATCACTACCCATATAGTGCCCTCCCTTAAAGAGCAAGTCGGGGAGTGTTAAGGGCACTCCCCAACTAATTGTACGTACAAACTTACTTAATCACTTTCTTTGCTAGTTGAAATCCCAGTCCGAACAAAAAGCCGAAGGAGAACATCAATCCGAAAAGCAAGGCTACTAAAATTAATCCTGCCATCGGGTTTCTCCGGACGGGCGCGCTAAAAAATCTTTACTCGATGATTCTTTCTTTGGCTGTTGACTCAGGTACACATTAAGCAACGGGGTGGGAACAACCACGACACCATTTTCGAAAACGTGACCTTCGAGAATGCCGATAACCTTGCCTGTCTTCTCGCTAATAACAGCCGAGCCAGAGGCTCCGGGACCACCGCCGTCTTGAATCAAGATTCGACCTTTACAAATGTCGCACTCTGCTCTTCCGACGTGTCCTGCTACTTTGATAGGACCACTAGACACTCGACCGACGTAAACGACTTGCGTCAACATTTCGGGGTAGCCTACGTAAAAAACTTTGTCGTCGATCTTAGTCGGCTTGTTGTCTAACTCAAGAACCTCGTAGACTTTCTTAGTCTTGAAATGAAGTTCCGCCGCGTCCATCTTGCCGTCATCGACGTGTCTCAGCACTTCGACTGGCTGCAAGTCTTCTACTTGCGGGTCCTCGATAACTTGATCCGCGACGTAGTACGTTGCGTCTGCCGGGTTCTCGTCAAAGCAATGACCGGCGGTCAAAAGAAAATAACCGTCAGTCGACTTCTCGTAAACGAACGCTGTACACAACGGGATAGTCATGTGGCGTTCGTCAGAGTGCCCGTAAAGAACCATCGTAGCTTTTTGGGCTCTCTCGTGATTCTTGTTAACTGCTTGAGCCGAACTTGCAAAAACCAAACACGCTGCTAGCGTGACTGCGCGAAGAACTTTCATCGTACATCTCCGCGAGCGTTGGCAAGGCGCGCTCGTTAAATTATCTCTGCTTCCCTAACTTCAGGAACCCCTTGTTCAGAGTTGAAATTGGTGGATGATGAGGGATTCGAACTCTCTACGGTCGCAAGGACCAACGGGGTTACAGCCCGCCGCGCCACTCCCACTGCGCCGCTCATCCATAAATTGGAGCTTCGAGGTGGGATCAAACCACCGCGCCATCCTTACCAAGGACGTATGCTATCGACTACATCATCGAAGCTTGGAGCCAGAAGTTGGAATTGAACCAACGGAGTACACTTTACGAAAGTGTTGCCCTGCCATCGGGCGCTCCCGGCTAAGTTGTTTTCACCGACTCTGGTGCGTCTACCCGGTGTGAATAATTTTTATCGAACGGATCGTACACGTTCTTATCTATGCGTTGCGTATCGGACTTCAATAATACTTTGGGGTTTGTTATCCCTGTCATGTCGCGATGTTTCTTCGCCAACGAATACGGCGTTTGTTTTTCGTCCTTGTCGTTTGGCATAGAGTCTTACTAAACCTTTTGGAGCCAAACCCCGGAATCGAACCGAAGTCTACGAGGTACAAGCTCGTCGTCTTGCCACTAGACGAGTAAGGCTCTGAAATTTTATGCGTGAGGTTTTCGTTACCCCGCACAAACGATTCGGACTTTCACTTCGCTCTCCTATGGAGAGTCTGTGCCGACTTTTCTAGAAACTTGGAGCGACGTGAGGGAAACTCGAACCCTCGCCTGTGACTTGGCAAGCCACCGAACTACCATTATTCGAACATCGCTCAGAATGGAGAGGTGTATGGGATTTGAACCCATTCCGCTTCTTTGGAAGAGAAGCATGCTACCATTAAACACCAATACCTCTTTGAAACTTATTACGCCGCCGGTGCTGCCGGAGGAACTAACGCTGCTACAACTTGTGCGTCTACTGCGTCAACTGCTGCTGCGTCCGCTGCGTCCTTGGCTGCGACTGCCGCTGCCACTGCGCCCGGGCCGTTCTCGGCAATCAACTTCGCCACGTCTGCTTGAAGCTTTGCTACTGAGTCTGCGAATGCCATCAGTGTTCTCCTGAACTCGTGAATTAATTTACGATCTTCATGCGACAACTCAACGACTATTTGTTTTTCAAACATCGTCCCTCTTTTTGAGGATTAAGGTGGTTGCGGGTCCGGGATTTGCGCCCGACTCGGTGGCTTTATGAGAGCGACCTACTCACTAGAGCTACCCGCTATAGAAAATTATACATGTGTTATCGACGCTTTCAACATGTTAGCACAGGCACGCCGTACGACGGTTGTGTCAACTGTGTTCGAACTTGGTACTCCAAAAAGGACTTGAACCTTTACGAAACGCTAATCAGGCATCCATGCTACCATTACATCATCGGAGTACAGAAACTATTTTCTCGAAATTTCTTTCAACCATTCATCTTCGCGCTGTTTACTTTCTTCCCAACGCTCGATTATTTCTTTTGAAGAATACCAATCACAGTACGCTGTATAGGCAAACGGATTGTTGTACTGTTGGCTACGAGTTTGGAGACGTTGTTTTCCGTCTCGACTCCACGAATAAACATTATTCCAATTGCACTCACGTTTGTGTGGAAGAAAGAGTTCTTCCCAATCTTGACAAACACGGAGTGCGTAATTTTGTGCGCGACGTTCACCGCGATGCGCGAGAATCTTATCTTGCTTCGCACTGCGGTTGCCCGTTATAGATGCGTACGGGCGACGGTATGACTTACTCATCTTAGTAACCTCCTAGGTTATCTAATGAATTGTAACTGTCATAACATCTCCTTTAAATTTGGTGGAGCTTGTCGGCTCTGCCCCGACCGCCTCAGATTTGCAAAACCTGCGCTCTCCTGAATGAGCTAAAACCCCATTGAAAATTTGGTACCGAAGGAGGGTACTGACCCCTCGCCGCGAGATTGAAAGTCTCGTATCCTGCCTTTAGATGACTTCGGCTTTGATCTTTGTTCTCGGCATCATAATCGACTGCCTGTATTTCTTTTTGCTGCCGACGGCTTCGATTATTTCTATATCTTTTCCCGATGCGGTATATCCATCGTCTTTAATTACATTCGCGCCCGTGATAGTCATGTCGTTAAGGACATTGGCTAAATCCATCGGATGGATGTACTCGATGTTCCCGGGGCCTTCTGTAAGTTGCCTAATCACATCTTGGGCTTCACTTACTAAATCGCGATAATAATCTCGTTCTTTTACGAGATTTGCAACTGCTGATACAACATTCATTATAACCCTCCTACAACTATACATCTACTTCAAAACTTGGTGACGTCGCCGGGGATCGGACCCGGACTACTTGGTTGAGAACCAAGTGTTCTGCCATTAGACTACAACGCCGTAACTTGGTGGGCAAGATCGGAATCGAACCGATAACCTTTCGGAGCGCGTTTTAAGTGCGCCGCGTTTGCCTGTTTCGCCACAAGCCCAAACTGGTATTGGCCTAGCGAGTCGAACGCTATCGGCAACTCTAATCAGGAGTCAATCCGGGCTTTATAAGAGCCCGCTGCATACCGATGCTGACCAATGAAATTTTGCGGACGACTTCATCGTACATCCTTCTGTGTCTTACGAGCACAGCGTCCGCGAGTAAACTTAATGATGAAACACTTTCCAAAGAATGATGAGAGAAGCAGTTGCGCTCAGCATACCACTAACCGTTCGTGCTATCGCTAGAGCTAAATCCCACTGCTGCCTTGTCATTGTCCTTCTTCTTCAAACGGCTTTCGTACCATTTCCGTCTTAGATCAAGATATTGTTTCTGTGCCTCTAAACTCTCTCGACTGATGAGCAAACTTTCTTTTGCCATCTGACGCATCGCGTGATCGTCGAGATAAATCAAGAACAAGATGACTGCTTCGAGAATCAGGAGTGCGTCCTGCCACGTCATAAGTCACCTGTTAAACTCGTTTATTCGAAACTTTTAAAACCGTCCAAGCCTTGCTTTTCAAAAACCTCGGTGAAATAAGAGAACCTTGTTCGCATCCAGAAATCCAAATCGTCTTTGATCTCGATTCGTTGCCCAGTACGTCCGTCGGTGACGAACAGTTTCAATCGTTCTGGTAAATCCAGAATGTAGCCAGACATCTTGCGTTGTATTATTCTTCCCATAAAATTTGGTAGAAAGCCACGGACTCGAACCGTGAACCTACTGCTTGTAAGGCAGCCGCTCTGACCAATTGAGCTAGCCTTCTACAGAAAATTGTTACGGCGTGCTACCATTGCACCATAAGCGACGCGCCGTATACACGGCTGACTCGCGCCTCGGATCGCTCCGACATTGCTTTTGTGAGACTCGAACTCACATCTCCGGTTTTAACGGTGTCTTACCATTCGACGAACGGCCTCCGAAGAAACCGTGTTGGACTCGAACCAACATCTCCGTAAGATTGGTGGGTCCGGTAGGCAACGATCCTACACGCCCCTATTTAAAAGATAGGTGCTCTGCCAATTGAGCTACAAACCCAAAACTTGGTCGTCCGCCTCGGGCTCGAACCGAGACCAGCTTCTTTAAGAGAGAAGTATTCTGCCCCTCGAAATCGCAGACGAAAATTAATGGCAACGCTATAATCAGACTTTTGTCATACGCTTACGCGCGGGGCGAACATTCCTCTGAGCCTTTAACCCGACCCTCATCGTGCTCAACAAGCACTCGGGTCCTATTTAAAGTTACACCAGAAAAGAGTTACTCGGCTCCAATGAGTCTTTCGACTACCGAGGCTTACTTGTACGATTACTCGTCTTGCAACTTCCACAATTCTGTGTTGAGGCGTGGCCTGAATTTCCTCGGGTACGATATGTACAAATCTTTCGACTTGCACCTTTTCGTACACGCGTTCGTCTACGCTACCAAACTTCTTCGTGTCGGGCGCTTTTAAATTCCGTTGCGATTCTCTAATTGAATCGTCGGACGCCCTTCGGGGGTTCTTTGCCACTTTCACGAACTTGGAGCACGAGGCTGGAGTCGAACCAGCGGTTGATGTTTTGCAGACACCTAGCTTACCGTTTGCCGACTCGTGCGAAATATTTTGATGCGTCCACCCTCGTCGCAACTTACTATCAGTAACAAACGCTCAATTCTTAGTTGTACGTTTAAGTTCTGAGCCAGCGGTGGCAATCAGCGCGGCCTGCTAAGACAGACCATGTAGCCCTTGCGGGCCGCATCAAACTTGGTCCGCCGCGTAGGATTCGAACCTACACCCTTTCGGATTCGGGTTTGAGCCGAACGCGTCTGCCAATTCCAGCCAGCAGCGGATTAAATTTATTCACCCTCAGCACGGAACAAACGTGTGCCTCATAGCCTTCGGGGACGTGTCCCACCCCTCGGGGAAACTTGGTGACCTCGGTGTGATTCGAACACACAACCCGCCGTTTAGGAAACGGCTGCGCTATCCATTTGCGCCACGGGGTCAAAATTTTGGAAGGCCGTCACGGATGTGCGCCGTGGTTTGCGGTTTCGTAGACCGCCGTCTTATCTGCTGGACCAACAGCCCTTTGATACTTTTTCATGTGCCCGTAGGTCTTACGGCGGTGACAATTAGCGCACCGAATAACGCACTTGGCAATTTCTTTTAGTATGATATGCCACTGATAAGAAGACCTTGCCATCACGCTGACTTCTGTTCTCTTCTTACCTATCACGTGGTCGAAATCCAAGACTACCGGGTCACTCTCACCACAATCAACACAAGGATGCTCTCTCAGGTATTGAACCAAACGAGTTTGTGAATCCTTTTTGTATCTTTTGTTCCTGTCTAAATATTGCTTCTTGTTTGCACTATAGTGCGAACGAACATAAGCGTTTTGACACTTTTTACAGTGATAATAAAACTTCCCGTTTGGGCGTTTATGAAACTCGCCTTCTTTACCACACTTTCGACAAACCATTTCACCCTCCGCAATAGAGTGGGTGGGAGTGATTGCGGCACTCCCAACCGATGTACGTACAAAATTAAATTGGTTGCTGGCCCCTTCGATTCATGAGGTCTAGAGGAGCGCGCCTACGCCAGCAATATTGGGGGTTCCACTCGGAATCGAACCGAGATTCGGTGCTTAGAAGGCACCATCCTATCCTTTTAGACGATAGAACCAAATTCTTAAAATAAAAAGTACGTTGCTTGCTCTCGAATATCTTCCCATCGCACGCCGATGAGCACTGCAACCGCTCCAATCAAAACGACTGGGATTAACTTTACTGGAAAGCTTAGGTACTTCATGCTTCCTCCAAAATTTGGTTCCCGAGGTGGGACTTGGACCCACAATCTCTTTCGAGCGCCGAGGTCTAAACTCGGTAAGTATGCATTCCTCCACTCGGGAATAGAAATCCGGGCCGGTATTTAATCAGCGCACCCCGGCCACCGCGCGTAGGCGGAATAAGGTGCTGGGGCGATCTTTTATCGCCGGAGCCGTATGCGCCTTACCAGTCGACGACGCCAATCATTGGGAGCGACCCGAGATTGTTGAGGCTCTTGTTGTACAACATCTCTTCCACGGTGGCTTCACGCCTCGGTGTAGGATTTTTCTCGAACCGTCGAAACAGCCCGAGAAAACTCCCGTGGAATATCTTGGCAGAGATAACCAGAATCGAACTGGCACTTCGCCCGTGACAGGGGCGCGTCGTTACCAACTGACCCTATCTCTGTTGAAAATCTTTCTGCCAATCGCTGGAGCGGCAGGAGTCGAACCTGCGATGTCTGCATTAACAGTGCAGCGGATTACCAGCTTGCCTACACTCCAGCGACGGGCAGAAAACTTGGTCGGGCTGCGAGGATTCGAACCTCGAAGGTCGTAGACACTCGGTTCCGAACCGAGACCGCTGCCAGATTACGGAACTACAACCCGATCTAAAATCAAAATTCCTAAATCTAATTCAACGTGATGATTAGGACACAGAGCCACAAGATTGCTTTGTGCGTTAATCTCAGATAATAAAGCGTTGCTCGGAAACTCTTTTATCGGTTTTATGTGACAGCAATCAACGCGTATGCTATAACCACAAACCTTACACTTACGATCTGATGCCTTAAATAGTTCTTTTCTAGCGTGTAATCTTACTTCTTGTATTCTGCATTCCGATTTCTTTCTTGACGAAAGAATAGAAACTATCGGCAGATGCCTACAATCGGAACAACGAACTGTTCGTTTATACGGACTCGTGTACTTCACACCACAAGACGTACAAACTCGTATTTTAGGCACTCGGTGCGGATAACCTAAAACACGATTCTGATACTTAGCACCACAAGAATGACCACAAAATTTTTTCTTTTTTATCCAAGCAAATTGACTACCTGTGGCGCCTGCGTGAACCAAAATAGGCGCTTTACATTCTTTACAATAGTTCGGAGACTCGTTATATTTTCTACGTCTCTCAAGAGAAAGAACAGTGTTAGCTACTCTTCCTAAATCAGCGGCTATTCTTGCTTGCGCCAGTTTAGCTTCGCTCACAACTTTGAACTTGTATCCTACGGGTAACATGTCTCTCCTCTAAAGAGCGGCTGGGGATGTTAGAGGCATCCCCAACCCGAGTTCCGTTAATTAGGCGGAACGTGCTCAAATTATAAAATGGTCGAGATGGAAGGATTTGAACCTCCAAGGCGTTGCCGCACTGGTTTCCAAAACCAGACCGCTACCAAGTTACGGACCTACACCTCGACTGAAACTCTAGGACGTTTCCAGTGCCCTTTCCACTCCTCTGTACTACCCAACTCAAATTTAAAGGCGGGGTATTAAGGGATGTCTCCCAAACCGGGCATCCCCGGCTTACCGCGCCTAACTCAAACTTTGGTCGCTATCGTGGTGACCCACGCCGGTTTCCCACTAGGGTGTATCCGGAAAACTTATTTGGACGGGTGGCGATAGACCTACATCCTTGCGTTAGCCCCTCAGTCGAACGTCTTGTTGCCAAGAACGTCATCCAAAACTTTTTAGTACCGCCTAAGTGAAACCACCTTACTACACTTTCGAACTTTTGTCAAGCACTAAATTTGGGGTGCTAGATGGGTATTGCGCCCACTAGACAATCGGTTCACAGCCGACGCGCTCGCTATCTGCGTCCAAGCACCATTGAAATTCTAGGAGGGGCTTGTATAGTTATCAGCCACAAGTGCAAGCACAGACGGACTGACGAGGCGTACCTTATCCGACGTGACGCCCCTCTAACATTCGGATACTCTAGCCTCTTCCTTTAAGTTCGAAATCATTCTTGCACAAAATCGAAAATTTGTCAAGCTTTATTTTAAAATACTTTAGAGCTTGGTTTTTACCTTATCGAAACCCTTTGCGACTTCCTCGGCAACGCGCGCTTCAAAGTTCTTGACGTTGTGAATACGGCCCGCGCCGAACCCGAGTGCGAAAAAGATTACAACCATGATTGTGGTGAACATTGTTTTATCCCCTTGTGACTTTCTCTCGCCTGCTATTGCTTAAATCCAAATTCGAAACCTTTGTGAGTGTCTGTCCGTTCAAACTGACCCACTCTTCTCCATCCTCAGTTTTGAAGATTGGGAGATGGCGTTGCGATCCCAACCCGGGCTTTGCATGCCCGCCTTGGTTGATAATCAAGTCGACGTTTGTAATTTCATAAGTCATTTGCTTTTCTCGGCTGCCGTTAATAGAACGTGAACCAGTTCTTCGTAATCATCGCGGACATCTAACTCTGTCCCGTTCGTAAATACCAACGTTGAGCCGCCACCATTTCTAGACTTGATTCGAGCGATGGTATCGGTGTTGACGGCTGTCTTCACCTTGTTGGAAAATGAAGCTGCGTCGACGCTCATCCAAGACATTACTCGTGTCCTGTCGCGTCCTCGCCACCCTTATCATGCGTCAAGACCGCCTTGCCAGAATTCGGGATGACGTTGAGGATTTTAGTCCCGTCGGACGTCAAGGAAATGTTTTGCTTCAAAGCAGCTTCTTGTGCGGCGTTCTTGTTTTGGTTGACGTCGACAGTTCTTACGGCTTCGCTCTTTGGAAGATTACCTTTGCGCAAAGTCGAATCTTCAGCGTTACTCTTGCCAGCGGATTTGACACCCTCTACGCCGGTGGATTCGATTTTCTTTTTTCTTTCATCGGCATATGCCATAGTGTTCCTCAATCCTTCTTTTTCTTTTCCCAAAGAATCAACTTGCCGCCGGACAGGTTTGCCGGGTCGGTGCCACGACGGATCGCTCTTGCGCTCGAACCACTGTATTCGTACGTCATGTGGCTGCCGTCGGATACTTCGAAAGTCAGTTCGACTTTCTTTCCGTTCTCTTTCTTATTAACGATGTTCTTCTTGCTCATTTACGTCGATGCTTTCGTACTTCAAATTCTTCTAAGATACGTTCGGTGATTTCGTCGCTTTCAGGGGCGGCGTATCTTACCGCGCGCTCTAAGTTCTCAACGCGTTCTTTCAAATCGCGAATCTCTTGTTCTGCCCAAACCAGATTGTCCATTGACTTACCTCGTAAAACTAAATGCTGTACGTTGTGCTTCCGTCTGCAATCACAATCGGGTTATTCAGAACGTTTGAAACATCGGCTCCAGTTTCGTCCCCCACAGTTCCGTTGTTCAACACGATCTTGACTTGGTACGTTCCTGCGGGAAGACCCTTCAAAGAGAAGTTACCGCTAGCTACCACATCGCTCGTTTGAATACCGTTCGGGCGACCGTTGGTTAAAATTATCGCGGAGACTATCGCTCCGTTGTTTGCCGCGCCTGCGGAACCGTTAATCGTTGAGGACATCGAATCTCCTGACCTTAGTTCACAGGTCCGTTAAAAAGTTTGTCGATAGAATAGAGTGTTTGCCTGTCGAAGTACTGGGCCCAAATACCCTCTAGCTTTAACTCATCTGCCCGACGTATCAGTTCGACGCATTCTTCGTGCGTGAAGAATCTCATGTCCGAGGGATCGCCGACGTCGCGGAAGATTCGACCTTGTACGTTTTGCACATCGCCTCACTTAGGCTCTATCTGATAGCACAGCCTCGTACAACTGATTTATGTCTCGCGCTCTGTGTTCTGCCAATCGGTGGGCGGCTTGGCCGATGCTGCGAGCGAGGAGTTACTGCAGAGCGAAACGAAGACTACAGCCTTCCCTTGGAACGAAGGAAGCGGGGCACCAATATTTTTAACTTCATTCAAAGCGTTATTGTAACGGACGTAAAGTCTTTAATCTCAACCACATGGACGTCGAGTACAAGAAGGTGGGGCTAGGGGTTGGTGCGCATGGCGGAGTACCCCGGGGTCATATTTTTGGATGGGTGGTGGGGGTACTTGTTGTTACACGTAACGTCTGTAAGTTGTTGACGGTACACCACGTTAACGTCGTCGGGACCGTCGAGCCGTATGGGGCGGTGTGCACCCAGCACTGCCGCCGGGTCGAAACTTTGCCCCACCCGCCACCCCCTTGCAATTGCGTTACCATTGTATTAAGTCCTTTGTTTTCAATGTTTGCCCTTTTGCATTTCGCCGATTGCGTTCTTTGCGGACCGCGCGCGCCGGATCGTTGCAAACCCAAATCGTTGCAGCTTTTCCTTGCAAACCATTGATTGTAAAAGGTTTATCGAGCTTTCGCCAATCCGTAAAGAACAGTATATTCCTTACGGATTCGATTATACGAAGAAAAAGCGAAAATGAATGTTGACGTTTAGGTTAAGTGAACGGTTGCTCAGAGCGCGCCTGATTGAGTGACCTCTGTTCATTGGTGACTGACGGTCATCTATAAGTGCTTTGTTGTCAATTGATTGCAGAGCTTAACAGTGTTAAGTAAGTTCACACTGTGAGTTTTGTTGTTACAGTTTGTTCTGTCGTGACAGAAATGACTGAAAGAACTGTCGTGACAGAAATGACTGAAAGAACTGTCGTGACTGACACTCTGATCGTGTTGCGGCGTAGTCTCCGTTCACCCGCCGACACACGCACAGCGCTCGCGCACCGGCTTCGCTCCATTCTTTGTTGACTCGACACTACAGACGTTGTGCTCACTACAACCTGTCTTTGTAGCGTGCTTAGCGTTTGTATTATTTGTTCGCTTTATCTTCGCTTTCATTGTTTCGCTTTTATTTCTCCCACACAATTATATCCTGAAGCCCGAAAAATTGGTGACACAATCGCAAAATAGGCCCAAAATGCTGTCACCATTAACGTTGGTGACACTTTATTTTAGTGGTGATTGACGGTGACGGCGGTGACGGCGGTGATTAAGTGACCCTCCCTGAAGGAAGCGGAGAAAACATGCGTTCGAGCACTAATTAACGCTTATGATCGTACGTTTTAGTGAATTTATTTTGTCGGTTATCTATAAATGGTTCCGTATGTTTTTTTGTAAGTTATTGAAATCACACGACTTAGTTTTTACCAATTGTGTCACCAATTATTGCAAGGTAGTAAATTTGAGTACAAACTCTCTAACCGAGTTAATTACTGTGCATCTTACGGGTACCCTCACTTAATCACCGTCATCACCGTCATCACCGTCGTTCACCGTCAATTACGACAAAAAAGTCTTGACTCGGCGACGATTTTGTGATAGGATGCTCCTCGGAGGTAACAACTATGACCAAATTTAGTGCAAAAAACCAGCCACAAAATCCATTAAAAAGACGTGCTGTTTGCCGCGCAGGACACTCTCTGTTGCCCGGTGATCCCAACGTGAGAGTACGCCAAGACGGGCAGCGAGTTTGCCGCGCGTGCGAGTCTTCCAGACGGGCAGAAGCATATCAAAGGCAATTGGAAGTCAAGAAAGGGGTAACTCTACCGTTTACCCTCGACCGAATCCACCGCAACCCAGCGATATATTACAACACGGACATGCCACTTCTCAATGAATACCTGAGGCAACAGAAAGAGAAGCTGGAATTGCTGGTCGCGCGCACTGGTAAGCCTGTTAGATTACCCAACGGCGAGGCAATGCTCGCGGACGAAGTGGCAAGCATGCTGAGAGCAGAGATCGACGTTGTGCAAGATGTAATTCTCAAGAGAGTAAGACAAGACTATCAGCCCAATCAATCCAAGGAGGCATCATGACATTCACAAAGGCAGCGGACGCGAATCGTCCAGCAATTGAGTACAGAACACGGACCAAGGAATTCATTGTGTTTGGCCGCAAGCCAATGTTTGGACACCAAGGCAAGGCCGTGGAACTGTTTCGAACGAAAAGCCGAGAGTCGGCGCACGCGAAGTTGGCCGCGATAGAGGAAGAAGCCGAGCGCCTGACAGAACAACGATTGACACCTGTCATCACAGTGTACGGAGCCATAGGCGTCAAGGATCAGAATTGGCGATACATCATAGCGGTAATTCATCCCGATAAGCCCGAGGGCCCGCCGTCGTTGGTAAGTGGCACGTACTTCGAAAGCGATGGCAAGCTATTGCTCA